ATCTGTGAAGTCAAGTGCTTTGTAGTCGAGTTCATAACAAAATTCGAGCATGGGTGACCACTGGTGCTTTGCTACCGTAGCATGGCATCAGAGGGTTGTCAAGTCCTCGAAGTCAAAGGTGTGGATCAGGTTGACCCATGCGTCCTCTATCTCACCATCTGTGATACGATACTCAAGTCTAAAGAAACAATCACCAACGATCTTATCTCTGATGAAATCAGATTGTTCTTGTGTTAAGATACCATACTCTAAACATTTGTCTAGACTTAACTTTGCTGCAGTGGCACGAGATCTAGGAACTTCACGACACAACCCAGCAGCACCTTTATAGTTCTGATTGAGGTGCTTCGTGTGTTGCATGAAGATATTATAATGGAATGTATCCGTGTCAGGTAGTAATTCAATCAATCCTTGACATACAAATGGGTTCTCATTAGGAACACGTTGTAGTCTGGTTAGAATATCTGTTTGTGGGAAGTCTGCAAGATTATATGTGTTGTCATATACTCTGACTGATTTGAATGATGCATCAGCATTGTATTCAACACCTGCAATGTAAGTATTTCCAATGTCAGTAGCATCAGTCATGAGATCAATCTTCTTCTTGATCTCATTCATCTCATGCAATCCTGTGCTGTTGACATATGCATCCCAACAATATGGATGCTGTAGTGTAGAGTATGCCAGCATTGTTTTGGTATAGTATCCCACTACACCATCATCATTATACTCAATGTATAGATCTTTCTCATCATCACGTAGAGGGTTGACTTCAGAAGGTCCTCTCAGTGGTACTTCAAATCTAAAGTATGAGTTCAACTTATATCTCACATCATCTGTGAATGATGGTTGATATGCCTCATCAGATAATCCTGTAAATCTCCATGGCATGGCAGCAATAGTTGAGACCTTATCAAAGGTCAGCAAACTATATCTGTCAGCAGCGTAGAAGTTTTGAGAGAACATTATTCGTTGTTGGCAATGAGTTGACCCTGAGCATTATATACAGCGTAGAAGATATAGTTCTCTGGAACTGCACAGGTTGCTTGACTTTCAGGAAAATTAGCACCCAAGAATTCTAGAGTATCCTCAATGTCTTCAATCTCCATGAATGCAAACTCAGAGTTTGACAATGCAGTGAAAATATCAAGGGGTAGAAAGTCTCTGTACACATCGTATGATGCATTGATGGCATCAACATCAGTGCTGTTGTTCCACCCAGTCGCCCTAAAATAAACGAGTGGTTTCTCTACTTCAGCAGCATATTTGCCAATGAAGTCTTCAAGATAGAAAATATCGTAGTGTGAGTTCATTTTAGTAGTAGTTTCCAAGCAATTGTTACACGCAATCCACCAAACTTTCTTGATGTTGCTTCTGCCATATGTGGAATGATACCAGGGAAGAATGTAGCAGAGTTGGGTCTAGGTAAATGATAATGATATTTACCATCACCCAGGTCAAAGATAGTATGACCACCCCAATCAATACTCCACCCATTATTTACATATAACAGGAAAGTTCTTCCTGTCTCATCATTCCAATCACGATGGAAATCACCCATAGTACCAAACGTATGCCCATTGGCATACACATCAAATAGATTGTACTCTTGCTGAGTTCTCTCCTGTATGATATTTAGAAGATCATTAGTAAAATACGATTCTTTGTCTAAATCAATACGCCAGAATGGAAATCCACGACTATTATACCCTGGGTGACTTCTACGAATGTTCTTTGATCCATGTCCCCATCTCCACCGTGGTTCAGAGACAATGCCTAAGATCTTGGCATAGTCATCACGAGAGAAGAAATCATCATAAGTTGTAATGTCATTCATTTTTGAAACCAACATATAAACACATCTCTTCGACCAGAGATGACTTTGTTTACCCTGTGAATTAAACTACCAGGATAAATGATTGCTTTGCCTTTTTGTAGTTTAACTGGTATTGCATCATCGATAACCAGTTCTCCTCCCTCATAGTCATCACTAAGAAAACATGTCATGCTGTAGTCTGCTTTGACACCACCACACACGACATTATCATAGTGATCTTCATACATACCACCCACTTCGTACTTGACAAAGTATATCTGTGATATTGCTGATATAGACACAGGAAGATCTACCCGTGATATTATATCACGACAATAGTTGTTTAGGTCAATGTGCCCTGGTCCATCAAATACTGTGTGACAATATTTGTTTGCTTCAGGGTTGCTGATCCTACCATCTTTGAATGTCAGATACTTAAAATATCGATTGATGTAATCAAGTTGTTCATCATCTAGTAAATCAATCTCGTGTATCATGCATCCTCTGTATAGTAGATATTATAGTCAACGGGAACTTCTTCCTCAACACGCAACAACTTCATCATCTCTAAGATCTTATCAGAGATAATTCTCTTAGGTTCTAATTTATTCTTGGTACGTGCAAGGTTATACATCGTGATCTCTCTTGCTTGGAAGAAGTCACCAGATGCCTCGATATCATGCTTAACCCACTGCTCAGGATCATTTACGTCCATGTATGCTGGTGCAGCAGTTACACCGTCTTCTAGCATATCATTAGGATACAATTTCCTGTAGTTATCTGGGTCAATGGGAAACTTATACTCGTAAGTATATCTGTAATACTCTAATCCACTATCAAATTCATCTGGATTTTTCAGAGTATCAGAGCGAAGATGTGCTCTCCACTGCTCCCATCTAGCCTTCTCCCCATCATACTTTTCAGGAACATCAGGGAGAACATGCCAATCAGATAGTCCAAGCAGACCATTCTTTTGTCTCTTCAGTTTGAGATATCTCTGCTCATAGAATAGAACTTCTTTATCAACCTCTTCGACAAGTTTTTCTACCTTGAGGTTCTTTACTTGATCAGCAACACTAATAAATGTGATCATCGAATCACATAGTTCTTTTGCTTGCTCTTTTGTAGCACCTTTGAACTGATAGGTGTCCCAGTAACTACTGTTGTTAGCAAAGTCTTGCTTTAGTTTCTTTCTCTGACAGAAATAAGTTCCATCCGAAAAATACTGGAAGTAGTCAATCTTGTCCTTGTCACTATTCCAGAACTCTGGCACAAAAGTATTCACAAACTTCTGTACCAGTTCATCACTGAATGGAACTTTCTTGCCACCCTCAATAGGTCCCACAACACCTGTTTTAGGGTCAGGACCATATGCTTGCTGAATAATAATTTTGTTCAAGAAATCAATTTCAACGAGGGTCTTTCTAATCTCCATGGATCTCCTTACTTGTTTTTAATATACCATCCTGTCAAGATATATTTATCTTCTGTCAACACTGTGTTACCCTTATGTGTGTGAGTGAAACCCGCTGGCCACAGAAGAACAGTGCCTGCCCTAGGTTTAAATCTGCGTCTCTGATACAAGAACTCAGTCTCTGCCTCACCATCTGGCATGTCATTTAGATAAATCATCCACACCAATTCTCTAGCAGCATGTACAAGATCACCATCTTCATGGTGCCACAAATGATATCCACCACCAGGAGGTGTCATTTGACACTTGATATCAAGAGAGATAACATCTGATTCTTTGATTGAGTAATACTCATCAATGTAGTGCTTGAGACATGAATTCAAGACTGAATTGACCTGCCTACACAATGTAATATTGTTGTAGTTCATCAAGAAAGCAAAGTCTCTTCGATTTAGATTGCCACCATAATACTCTGCAGAGTTAACTACATGAGACATGGTATGGTCTGGGACTTCACCTTCATCCTCTGGTTGATACGAAGAACCTGTTTCAATAGCTCTCTTCATATACTCAATGAGAATATCACATGTTGGTTTGGGCATAAGATTATGCCACACACCAATAAAATCATCAAACTCGAAGTTTGTGATTTTTGGATCTTTCATCAACTCAAGAGGTCTATAATCTGGTAATGGTTTAAGTGCCATATCAATAAGCTTTAATAACGTATTTCGATTTGTAGAAAGGAATGAAAATTGGAACAGTTCTCTGAGGTATCATTGTAACATCAGGAACTGGTTGTTTGATGTTCGTAGTTAACTGGAATGTGCCTGAAGTCAGACCCATGAAGATTTCATTCTGAGTAAATGAGGTGATTGTAGTAGCACCTGACTGACCACTACCAGCAACTGAAACACTATTTAGTCTGATTAATCTATTGCCAGAACTGGGGATATTATTCCACCATGTACATGATAACTCATCACCTACTTCATAACCAGATCCAGCATTAACAATTGTATTAATTCTATATCTAGTATCACCAAGTGGTTCTCCACCAAGAGATGGATATGCCTGGAATGTGATATTCAAGATCATACCAGAACCATTGCCAGATGAGTTAGCCTCATTAGTCATAACAAAATCATCAGTATATGTTTGTTCTTCTACAGGTACAGTAGGCCAATAAGCACCTCCAGCAAGTCTATATGCCCAGTCACCGATAGATTTGTTGACAAATTGTCCCTCATCATATACTGTAGTCAAACTTCTAGCTTCACGAAGTTGGAAAGTTTGTACAGCACCAGCAGCACCAGAGTTACCTAGTCCTTGACCATATGGTGCTCCTTTTGTACCAATACCATCTTCATTGCCACCAGAGAAGTCAACGTTAGGATCAGCAACAGGGCTCATAGTTAGATAGTGACTGTGTGTTCTAACCTGACCATTTGTTGGAGTATATCCATCAATTCTGAATGTTGCATCTTCAGTATCAAAAACACCAGATGTTGTTTGTTGGTGAACTGCACCACCAGTGGATTGTAGAGTTGCACTATTCAATGCAGATGGGTTTGATAACCACCACGTAGTAAATGGAATTCTACCATATTGATCATCGTCTTCGTCACCAGGACCATCAACAGAATCAAGAAGACCTTCATATTGCTGGTTAACTGGGAAACCATCTGGTAGATTACTTTCAATCCAATCCATGAGATCAAAACTATTTCCATAGTATGCTCTCAATTCATCAACCAATTGTGTTCCACTGATAAGTTCAAACCAACCATCATGTGCATCTTCTGTACTTTGAACACTGATATCTTGGTCTATAAGTTCATTGCCAAACTTGAACAGTGTTTTACCACCTTGTCCACCTAGACCCCAAGGAATGACAGGTTCTCCATCCTCAGCCTCAACAACAGCACTTAAGTACAAGTGATCGTGTACTGGAACTGGTACAATAACTTGCTGAAGTGGTCCAATAACTGCATTTACATCACCAGTGATGGTAAACTCAATATCTGTAGTTACTGAGGTTAGGTTTTGAACTCTAATTGTACCTAGTGAGAAGAAATCACTGATAAGTCCGCTTGTAGCACCAGAGACTGGGTTTTGAATTTGTTCTAGTGGTTGAGATCCAAGGGCATCAACCTTATCAAAATACCAATATCCACCTTCAGATCCTACATCAAATACATTGTCACCATTAGATGGTGTTAAGAATGCAGATCCACCATTATTATTGTCTACAAGTCCAGCACCAGCAAGTCTTCTATTTCTATAATCAGGGAGATTAAAGTTTCCTGTATATACAACAGATTGACCAATAACTTGACCACCAACGGTTATATCTACAAAATCTTTTTCAGCATTGCCACCATATGTGTTGCCGATTGCTTCCCATAGTTGATAATATGAAGCCGCATCTAGTTGTCTTCCATCACACGCAATCCATCCTGGATATCTATCACCAAGAGAACCATCTAGATCACCATATTGATCAATACTATTCAACTTAAGAATAGGAACAACTGTTCCTACAGAGTATCCATCTTGCTTTGGTGTCTTAATACTATACCATGTTCCAGCATTAGTAATGCCAACAGGTGGAGTAAGATAAGTTGTTGCTCTCCATACAAATTCATTACTAGGACCAGTACCAACCGTCACAGTTGTCTGCTCTGGTGTATTAATAACACTTGCTGTAAGTAGTGTTAGAGTAAAGTATGTGTTGACTGCTGGATCAAATGTTTTATCACCAGGAGTTGGTGTTGCTCCATCAATAGAAATAGAACCTACAGTAGAACTGATAGTAATTGGTTGATTAATACCAGTTACAAATACTGCTGCACTGGTCACATATGTGTTTAAATTTTGACCAAATAGATTAGGTGGAATATTAAAGTCAGCATCAGTATCAGGACCAGAAGAAACATCTACTGTCCAGTCTAGTAATGTCAAAGAACCAACTTTAACTCTCAAAAATCTATTACTAGATGCTCCATATACTGGACCAGTCTTCAAGAAAATCTGAAGTCGATCACCATTACTCACACTAGCAGGGAAGTCACCAATAGATCCATTGTTAACTTTTACTTTTACTTCATCTGAATCTGTATCTACAACTGTAACAGGCACAGAAACACCACTACCCAATCCTGTAATACCACCAGGAAGTGGAGGTTGAACATCAGATGCAATTAAAGTGTCTGGTTCTTGTTCAGTAAGGTTTGTGAATGAGAATGGAGTGGGATTTTCACTAGGAAAATCACCAGTCAACACAGTCCAATCTAATCCATTGGTTCCATCTAAACTAGCATTTCCAATTTGAATGTCAGTGCCTACAGGAGTATTTGCATTTCCTGAACTAGGAATTCTTAACTGTACCCAATCACCATTTGCTACAGTACCATTCGCATTTGTAAATGTTGTTCCATTTTGTAAGACTGCCTCACCGTCACTATTGATTGATGTAGTAAATGTTGGTTGATTTCCTGTCAGTTTAGACCACTGTGCCTGACCATTTTGTAGGATAAATTGTGCATCCTCTGACAATCCAGCAATTTGTTTGACATCACTATAGACGAAAATAGAAAGTGGTTTATCTACCTTATCACCAAAATCTGGTAATGGATCTGGTGTATTGTCAGGAACTGGTTTTGTTTGTATTCTCCAAGTCTCATTTGCAGTTGGACCAATTCTTAACGTGATTAGATGAGACTGGTTATTATTTGATCTAGAAAAACCTCTTACTTGAATTTTTGCACCGTTCTCTACTGGTGCTGGAGCAGTCTGAACCCAGTAATCATCTGCTGCTGTACCAGTATCCCAAGTTCCATCTCCAGTATAATCAATACGCATTGCATACGAGTTGATATCACCAGGAGGTAAATTTGATGTAATGAATACATCTGCCTCAGAAGTTGGTGTCAACCCAGTGACTTCAATGATTTGCTCAGTGGGTCTAGTACCATCAGCATAGGTATACATTGTGTCTGGTTCTGCATCCAGAATGTTCTCAAATGGATACGGATCTGGAATGAGATCCTCTGGAATAGTTTTGATAAGCCAAAACGTATCCAGATCACCAATTCTGACGGTGACAGTTTGTTCAGTATCCCATGTGGTAGGAGCTTTAAATCTGAACTGCACATAGTCGCTTTCCGATACAAAAAGCGGCGCATCATCACCAGCATACTCGTAAACAGGCATTACTTACAGACACTTAAACCAGTCAAACTATTTATGGTCAGATCTGTCGTACCTGCTTAAAGTCATCATTTTGATTGACATCAACCAAGATAGGATAGTTTGCTTTGATCTCTACTGGAATGTCAATATCATCGACAAGAAGTAGTTCTGATAGAATATCAGTGTCAGGAGAATCAACAGGTTCCTGTTCTCTAATAAGTTCGTCAGAATCAGGAATAATAAAGTTATCTGGTGTTTGGTCAATAATTACAGAAGTTGTGTCACTATCATTATCATTTCCACCATCACCACTTCCAGTCATTGCAACCTGAATAGCTGATGGACCCTTATCAGTCCATGTGATAGGAATATCATAAGTCTGATTGTTAAGAACAGAATTCGTTCCATTAAGTTCAGCACTACCACAAGTAGGCAGAGTGCTGTCAGTTAGAACTACGGCACTAGTTCCATCGACATAGAATGCTGTGACTGTAATACCAACTGTTTGGTTAGCATATGAAACATCATATTCAACTGTAAGTGTATTAGTTGCTCCATAATTAATTGATGTTGGAGTAGAAACACTAATTACTGGAAACTGTGAGACAGTAATTGTGATCGATGTTGGATCAGATGTTCCACCAAGACCTGTTGCTACAGCAGTAAATGTGGTAGTATCTTCTGGTCCTGGACACAAATATTCTGAACTGTTTAGATTACCATTATCAATAGCACCTGCAGTCCATGCGATAGCATCAGCATCACCAGTAGTGTTCCAACTAATAGTAATACACTGACCAGGAGTGATATTTGTATCACTAGCTGATATATTGATAACTGGTTTCTCATATACTGTCAAGAATGCTGTTCTGGTAACAGTTCCCTCAGGACCAATAATTGTCATTGTAAATGTTGTATCCGAGTTTCTAGTTACGGTCTCATCACCTTGTAAAGGTAGATTATTTCCAACTCCCTTGTTAATCGATACACTAGTAACTTCACCAAAAGCAACCCATGATACCGTAGTGGTTTCACCTGCTTTAATTGCAGAGGGATTTACTTCAATAAAACCACTTGGTGGCAAATCTTTATTATGACCAGGGATCCAACGCTCACCACTGTCACTAGTCTCCAAAACAATATCGATACCAGCAGCATTACATGCACCCACAAATTGATTATATGATTGCTGAATAGTAGAAAATGTCATACTACCCGAGATATCAACCCAGAGAGATACATACGCTCCAGGTGGAACCTCATTAAGGTCACAAATATTAAACCAGTTAGATGGAGTTGTTGGATCACCTCTAGATCCATCATCTCTGTTTACATCAAATGTTCCACCTCTAGTATTACCATTTGCAAGACTATCATTCAAGAAATTATTTGGTCTATTCAAATCAGAGAAGTTCCAGTTATTTCCCTGTGGTTGTAAAAGATAGAAAGATCTCTGTGGATAATTTGCTCTGAAATTTGTCCAATCACTGGAGTGTGTTGATATAGATGGAGAAGATTCATCAATAACAGAGATACAAGTAACAAGGTTTTCGTAGTTAGTTCCTGCGTTTTGTGTCTTCACTCCAGTAAGTGGTGTATCAATAGGTTCGAGTGATTTTGATGCTAGTTTTAATTCTGGTTGATCATCTTCTACGTCTAGTCTACCAGCATCAGTTGGAGCATTTGGTGAGTTAACATCTCTTACCTGAGCAAATTGTCCTTGCTGATTGAGATCGACTAGAACTGGGTAATTAGCTCTAATCTCTACAGGAATATCAATACCATCAACTTGAATTAATTCACTGAGAATTTCTGTATCAGGAGAAAGAACTGGTTCTTGTTCTTTGAACAAATCATCTGAAGCAGGAATAATAAAGTTGTCAGGAGTTTCATCAATATTAACAACTACGGTATTTTCATTTTGTGGTGCTGTATCACTACCGCCAGCACCCTGAACCTCTAATCTGAATTGAATAGTACGTGGTCCCTGATCATCCCATGTTGGTGTGAATTCATATATTCCAGTAGAAATTGATTCTGCACCACTATTATTCTCTGGACTTTCACAAACAGGAAGATCAATACTTTCTTGCTGATATGTACCATTGATATATCCATAGTATACAAATAATGTAACTGATGCGTCAGCATATTGTGCTGTATACTCTACGTTTATTGATTCTGTGCCGTAATCAATAGCAACAGGAACATCTAGTTCTGCAGTAGGGAAACCATATACTGTAATAGTTACAGAAGAAGGATCACCTGTTCCTCCTAATCCACTACCAACTGCAGTGTAAGTCGTTGTCTCTTGTGGGCAAACATCAGCGTAACTAGCAAGGTTACCATTATCAATACCACCAGAAGTCCATGTGATGGTGTCAGCATCACCACTAACAATCCAGTTAATTCTTACACAAGATCCAACAGTAATAAATCCACCGCCATCAGTAGTGAAAGTAACTACTGGTCTATAAACAACGAATAATGTAATTCTACCATCACCGCCATCACTAGCACCAGAACTTGCACCACGATCTCCACCACCACCAACAACTAATGGATGTGTTGTGCCTGGAGCATATACAATAGAATCAATAAAATTATCTCTGGTAAGAGTAATTTCAGCGCCACCACCGCCGCCTCCACCCATGCCTACTCTACCTTCTTTGATACCTGTGGTAGTAGCAGTGAAAGAGCGAATATAACTGTTACGAAGAGTGCCGTTGTTATTTCTACAGAACCAAACATCATAACCAAATCTATTTTTGTTTCTAATATTTGCTACAGTAAAACTTCCTGGACCACCAGCAGCAGCTTGGTTCGCTAGATTACTATGAGTGATAGAATACGTATTGTCTACATATGGATCAACAAATCTAACAGTATAGTATTTGCCACCAGTTGTACTACAAGGTAAGTTCTCAGTGGTTGCTCCTCGATATCCAATATTAATATCGTCACTACTATCGGTTACGATGTGAATATCATTGGCATTATCAAATATGTGATTAGATGTGGAAACATATGTCGCGTTACCAGGATCTCCAATACCACCATCGCCACGTCGTTGACCACCAATAGTTGCACCTAGTCCAGCAGTATTGTCCCCAATTTCTGTGTTAGATTTTCCAGCATCTGTAGCATCCGTTCCATTATACAAAGATACGCTAACTCCATAATTAGCCCATCCAAACGTATCTGTTGCTGTTCCACCTGCTCCACCATTAGAAGTTAGAGCACTTTCTTGATATTGAACATTAGGAGCATAGAAAAGAATATTATTAGCATTAGTACCAGGGACTGAACTGATGTAAGCACCCTCACCATTAGAGTTTAATGTCCACATTGTATCGGCAAGGACATATTCTCTAGTAACGTCAAAACTATTACAGTGGTCACCATTTGGGTTATTTGCTGTGCCACAAGTCACATCATCAACATACCAACCATAAGGACTACCACCACGTTTAGTAGATGGTGTGTAACGATATCCATTTACATCTTGATACCCTAATCCAGAATACGATCCCTCATATACTAAACTACCATTCCAGAATATAAGTAGATTTCTTACTCCACTAGTGCCACTGTTTTGAGGACCACCAGATCTGGTATACCATCCATATGTGATACCAGCCTGGCATTTTGGGTTCTGTGAAATATCTCCAATTGCTTGACCTGTAGTTATTCCACCTCCACCTTGTCCAGCATTTGTGAATGCATATACAGGAGTTGTAGCAACTGGTGCATTAGATGGATTAAAATTTGAAGGGTAAGCGTAACCTAAACTACCACTATATGGTTTGCCTGCATTGTTTTGGTCACCATCTTCATCATCAATGATTGCAATTGTACTTGGTGGTTGAGCAGCAAGTACAAATACCTTACATAGTTCACCTTCATCAACATAATCAGGACTAGGAGCTCCTGTCGTATTTAATGTGCAGAAAAAATCATTAGTCGTATCATTTCTATATCGATGAACTGATGCAATTGCATAGACAAGATCAGAAACACCACCACCTCTACCACCTTCACATGTCAATCCAAAAATAGAACTCTGTCCACCTGCAGTACCAGCACTTCTAGCACCAAGATCAGTGGTGTCTTCACCACCTCCACCACCTGCCCAGATACTTACATCAATATAAGCTACATTGGTAGGAATAGTGAAAGATTCACTACCTGCATTAAGGTAATTAAAGGTATCTGGCATCTCTTTAGAACTTAATTAGATACTGGACAATGATAAATGGTGTCATCAACTCATCAATTTTGTTGATATTAGCGGTATCAGCATCAACAGTAACGTTAACCTGAGACATATCAACTTCAGTCTGGTTAAAACCATACTTAAAATTATGATTGTAACTTGTAGGAATATTCAGGTTATGTTTGTGAACTGATGTTCCACCGCCCAATTGAGTATAATCAAATCTATGATATGCTCCACTATTACCTGTCAACTGAGCACCATCTTTACCACCAATACCAGCAACTTCGTGGTTACCTTGGTGGTTTAGATATTTTTGTGCAGAGTTGTGTGCGTGACCCTGATAGTTTGTAATGTCTAGTTCAGTTTCAGATGTTGATCTAGCTAGATTATATCTGGGAGCACCAAGCATGTCGATCTCAGGTTGACCTGCAATAGACATATTGCCAATGTAACTTGCTTCAATTTGATCTCCAAAGTTAGAAATAACTTCTACCTGAGGTCCCACTCTGTTTTCATTGAAAGTTGGTGTTCCAGTATCAACAAAATAATTATTATACGTTCCAGAAGATCTTCCGCCAGCAATAACTTTCGACCCCAAGTCTGGTAACTGAAATTGACCTAAATCGCCTGTTGTTAGATCTTCATTTCTGAGGTTTTGTCCTTCTTTTCTAAATCTACAATTATCACCAACACCCAAAACTCTTGACAATGCCTGAAAATCTCTTGCGTTCAAAACACTGCCATCACACTTCAAATAACCAGCAGGAATATTTTCTTGGAAAGGCGCATCATTTGGATCATTACTGTTTCCAATTGATGGAATAGTATGAACCATCATGGATCCAACCATTCCGCCGTATTTTGATCTTTCTCTAGTGTAATTTGCCATCTTAGTATGCTCTAATGACGTATAGACAGGTTAAATTTGGTTGTGATGTATTCATCGAAATCTCAAACGCACCTTGGTTTGTTACATTATCTAGAACAGTAGCATTGGGAATTGTTACTACAGCTTCTAATCTGTTTTGTGGTTTTAAATTATTTTGGTCAAATTCAACAGCAATTGGATCATGACCATGAGCAAAGAAAATAGTATCTTCCAACCATTGATCTGCAGGGTTACTAACAAATGTTCCAAAGTATCCAACCTCAGGAACATCTGGATAGTAGTTTCTAAGACCCTCTAGAACTTGTAGATTGCTGCCAAAAGATCCATATGGAATTGTATCCAAACTACCCATGTCTTCGTTAGTAAACTCAGACTGGTTAGCAATTGGAGTATTCAATAGACGTACAGGGTGCAGGTTACTGGGTGGATTTTCAGTTGTAATTACTGCAAGCATTCTTCCATCAATACCACTACCATGACCACTAAAACCACTTAATTGATCAAATCCACCGCTGACAATCTGTACGTTATCATTTTTCCAAGTTGTAAGACCTGCTCTGATAGCGTCAATTTTTTGGTCAGACAAAGGCCAACTAGTTGTATTATCCCAAGATGCATATTGATACTGAAGTTCAATAGTGTCATATGGAATAACACCAAGTCCTGGTCTCAGTGGATTTAGATTAGTAAGAGTTTCATATTGTCCACTGTGACCGTGTGGTCTAACATGCTGGTGTCCTAGTTTTCTACCACCAATAAACACAGATTTTTCACCAAGACCATCGATGATAGTGTTTCCAGCAATAGTTCCACCGTATCCAGTACGATCATTTAGTGTAAACTCAACATCAGTCTCTACATCACCAAATACAACGTTAACACCATTGTCTGCATTTGTACCAATAAATTCTTGGACTGCCTGTAATGCATCAGGATCAGTATCAATGTCTCCACCTCGACCAGTTGGACCAAAATAACTGGTCTCTAGATCCATCAAAGCTCTACCTTCTAAAAGGTTAGGAACTTGAAATCTACCAGAATACCCAGGAAAATTACCACCATCTTCATTAAATGGTTCATCTGGATTTTCACCAGCATATGTATCCTGAATAGTTCTTGCTAATAGTGGATACTCCGCTGCTAATGGACGGCGACCATCACAGACTATCCACCCATCAGGAATAGATGAGACCGATCCCGTCCATGGCATGATGGTGCCAATGACGGCACCATCCATTTCTGTGCGATTTTGATAGAACATGCGATTAAACGTTAATTAGATACCAACCAATAGCACCAGAAGCAACACCACCGCCACCATCTACATCAGTTCCGCCAGCATAGACAAGTCCAAATGCAGCGCGAGGTGTTTGTACAACTAGTTCACCACCATTCCATCCAGCATATTGAGAAGCAGGAATACCTAGCAACTGGAATGCACCTGTATTTGAAACGTCATTCATAACCTTGATGTTATCAGGTGCTCTTACAACTAGAGACAAGTTGTAAGTTAGTGATCCACCAATATCTATAATCTGAATCATATCGCCCATTTGAGCATTTGCAGGCAGTTTGAAGATGGTTGGTCCACCAGCATTAACGAAGTAGTTAATGTTAGCTTCACCCTCGATAACGTTATCTGCTGCATACTTCCACTTTCTACCACCAGTGCTGCTGAAGTAGTTAGTGATGCCAGAAACATCAACAGAACCATCGTTGTCAACCTTGAAGATCGAATTGCCTTGAATGTTGGTGATCTCAAACTTGCTATCAATATCGGTTCTACCAACACCACCCTGGAACTCCATGTTGATACCACCATCGATATCAAGAGATCCACCAAAGGTAGAAACACCAGTTCCTAGAGCAGAGAATGAACCCCATACAGTAAAGTCACCGCTGCTATTGATAAATCTGAGTTTATCAGTAGTTCCATCTTGACCATAAATTCTGATATCACCGCCAGCACTGTAGATACTACCAGTTGCAGTATCAACCTGGAAGGTAACTCTCTCAGGAATATCTTCTCTACCACCATTGGTTAGTGTTAGGAATTCAGTATTGCCTTGTGGTGTGAGTTTGAAGAACTGATCGTTGGTGTCATTTCTAACAGCAGCAAAGGTAGAACCTCTGAGCATGATAGTATTGTTTGTAGTCAGGGTTCCCTGAGTTACAGTGTCACCACGTAGTTCATCAACAACGAACTTATCAAATCCAGAACCAGCAAGGATGTCACCAGCAATCTTGGTGTTACCAGTTGTAGATTCAACCTCGAACTTAAGAACAGCAGGATCACCACCGTCATTAACGCTAAGTGTTTGAGGAGTTGTAGAAATTAGAGCGACGATAGAAACAAATTCTGCCTTGCTCAGTCTGAGGAAATCTTGTGTAGAAAGAGTTCCACCAAATTCTGCAACACCAATTCTTACGTTTGCACTACCAGAACCAATTCCAGATAGTGGTTCATCCAATACACCGTCACTATCAAGGTCAGAACCAGTAATGTAAGAAGCGTTAGTTTGCTTATCAAGTTTAGCAATTACACAGTTATCTGGGTGGTCAGTGTATACTCCAGTTCCGTCAACTCCTCTGGTAACAATTAGTCTGTAACCATTTGGATCAGCAGGGTTGTTAACGTTAGCAATACCAGTAACACTGACGATCTCACTCTTATTGCTATCTCTTACACCATCGATATCAGTAGGAGATCCGTCATTTCCTCTATCAATGAGGAGTAGATCACCAACTCTGAAATCAGTTGGGGAAGGAGTTGTAATTGGTAGGAAGTAAGAACTACCTGCGCTATTGACAACAGTAACTTCTAATGTAATAGTTCCAGCAGGTACACTAGCACCACTTTCAGTACCACCAAGATCAGCAGGATCGATCGTAAGGATGTCACCCTGAGCATATCCTTCACCAGGACTTGCAATACTAATTTCAATCGTCTTATCAGAACGGACTAGAACGTTAAATGTAGCATTGTTACCGCCACCATCAGTGGTTGTTGGTACAAATGTGTAGTTGTTAGCAGGTCTAGATTCACCACCATTGTTGACAACGTTAGTGAATGCACCAATCTGACCACCACCTAGGAGGAATGCTGTTGAACCCCATGGAGAAACACCAGCAGTATCAATGAACCTTCCAGTAGATTGATACTTGTAGAAGTCAATGTTTGGATTTTCTACACCACCAACAACGTGACCAACTTCATCAGTTCCAAACTCACCTCTTCCAATCTCAATAATACCAGCACTTAGACCACCGTCTAGTCTGATGTTACCCTCAACAATTGTAGAAGCGAGAACGTTCAGTGTGTTTCTGATAGTTGTTGTACCACCAGTAGAACCTAGAGTAAACGTTGTAGCGTTTGGACCGAAGTTAATTGTGTTGGGGAACTCACCGTCAAATAGATCAACAGTTCTGGTGGTGGTGTAAATTCTAGATGTACTAGTTCCAGCACCATACAGTCTACCAATCTCTAGGTTACCTGCGAGTTGAGTAACAAAGGTGTTCAGTCTTGTGTAAGAAGAAGCATCCGATAGTGAGGAGAATGCACCACCTAGTGTAATGTTACAAGTAGAAGCAGGATCATTTGCAACAGTTGCAATATCAACACTTGCAGATTGAGAATTTGGATGAACTCTCAAAGTTGTGCTTACTGCTGCAGCACCAATCGTTACAGTTTGCTCACCAGACTGGTTTGCAATATTGATTGTCTGATCAACTGATGTAGCACTAAATGCGTTGATGGAAGTTGCCTCACCAAACATGTTGAGGATGTTTCCATTCTCTGGGAATACATTTAGAGTGTTATTGGTTGTGGTTAGATCACCACCATTAACCTCAAGATCACCAGTAATCTCTAGATTTTCGTGAATTCTAGCATCACCAATAACAACGAATGTCTTATTGAGTTCCTTGAATGGATTGACGGTATCTGTAACCTTGGTATTGATACCAAATCTACCACCATTGGTGGTCATCACTCTCAATACTGCTTCATCATCAGGATTAGCACTATCACCACCAACCAAGAATGCATTATTCTGTTCGGTTTCAGTCTTATTAGAAGTAGTTTCGTTGAGATAGTTCTCAATGGTCTTACCGCTGATGAATGCAGTACCAACAACATCCAAGTTTGCTCTTGGTTCTGTATCGATAGAAGTAAATGCACTCTGAGAAGCAACGTGAGCAGAACGTGCTACAGTGTTAACACCAAGCTTGTACTCACCAATAGAGTTAGTGTCTGTTCTCAGTGCCTCAGCACCAATTACACCAACTTCCTTCCAGTTAGAATTAGAGAAATCAACCGTTGGAACAGGTGAACCAATTGGGCGAGTTGCAATGACAGTATCATTCCATCCAAGAACATCAACAGTTTGATTGTTAACAACCTGGAAGTGAACGTAGTTGTTAGTTGGATCGAATGCATCACCCTCTGGAGAGAAGACGGTCCAGTTAACACCGTTCATGTCATTTGCTACCCAGAAGTCAGAGAATCTGATTTGAGTAGCAGAGTTGATACCAACACCACCAACATCTTGGTTCTGAACCGCAAGTCCTGTGGTTTGATCAATGAAGGTTAGTTTGACAACATTAGTTCCATCAAACTCGATGTTATCAATCTCATTTGCAGGAATTTGCTGATAGAAGTTAGCAAAGACCCATCCAAGTGAACCAGTCTTACCAACCTCTAGACCCTTGAGAAGGATATCACCTGCTGTTACACCAACACCATTGTAGTTAACAAGTTGGTTTGGATATACTCTATCTCCACCGCCTGCAACTGTTGGGTTGTTATTTGGAGAGATGTTAGAAGGAACACTATTCCACTCATGTGTCTGAACCTTATAGTCCTGACCATTTCTTCTAGCAGTGATACCAAATACAGCAGCCTGAACTCTGTTCTTACTGATGCGAATATCACCCTTAGATCTTGGAGTGAAGTTGAAATTATCAAGTGATTCGTCTTGCTCTTCAAATGTTACAGGGTCAATAGAAGAGACGTTAGAACGAATGATTAGACAATCTCTGCTCTCAGTTAGATCCTCATCCTGTACACTGATAGTGATTGGGGAATTGAAGATATTAGGTAGAGAACCATCACCACCAACGATTGTAATATTCTCGTTGAATGTTACAGCGGTGTTGAATGTAGTAACTAGGTTGCCTAGTTCGTCGTTATCATCCTCACTATCACGTAGAGATGCTTGCTCAAGGAAGGTCTCTTCGCCTGTAATAGCGTTGATCTTACGGTTACCAATATAGAGGTCACCGTTGGAGTTCAGACCCGTGTAGAAGACGATACCAGCGTCCTGTTTCTTACTTTGGGCATAGAAGTCCTCAGTAGGTGTTAGGACGATCTCCTGACGCGCTGGGAGACCTGTGGAGTAGTTACCAGGACCGAAACCAAGGTATT